CAGCCTTTGCAAGTTCCTTATCAGGACTCTTGTACTGGACTGGTAGTAGGTTTAGTCCTTCTTGGATGCCATAGTCTCCTACTGTCTCTGCTAATAGGATTGTGTTTGAGTATATGTCTGGTCTATCTATCCCCTGCAATTCCATGGCTGCTTTAATCTCTTCGTAAGATAGCAGGTGGATATCAAACTTATTAAATGTTATCTGACGATCTTCGCCATATAGGTAGTCAAGGCGTTCCATCATGTTGCCTTTTTTCTTTGACTTTTCGTATGTTGCATCTTTTACAAACTTGCCGTGTGTGTTCATAAGCAACTTAAACTCTTGAACTTCTTTTTGAGATGAATCAACATGGTGGCAGTCTGGTGTTACAACAACCTTAATGCCAAACTCATCTGCAAGTTCAATCAAATACTTATTGATGTGTGCTTCGTTGTGAGGCATGACTTCAATATAGTAGTCATCCTCAAAGCGTTCTTTGAACCAAGAGATATACTTCTTGGCAAGAGCAAACTCTTCTTCTTCTAATGCTTTTACAAGTACGCTGCTTGGGCATGCAGAGGTTACGATAATTCCTTCTTTATATTTTTCCAAAATAGTAAAATCAAATCGTGGCTTCTTAAAGAAACCATCTGTCCAAGATAACTCACTGATCTTGTTTAGATTTTCCAAACCAATTTGATTCTTGGCTAGAAGGATAATGTGATTATAGACAAGATCTTGTTGACCTTCTCTTTCAGACTTATCTCGTGTATCAGATATGTCTGCACACATGTATCCCTCTAGCCCAAGAATTGGCTTTATGCCCTTTGCTTTTGCAATACGGTGCAGTTCCCTATGCCCAGATAAAGTACCGTGGTCGGTGATAGCAATTGCTGGCATCCCCAACTCAACTGCACGGTTCACGTATTCTTCTGGAGTAGCAATCCCATCAAACAAACTAAAATGGGTATGGACATGTAAGCCTACGTAGTTCATCTTACCAATCAGCGTTGGTAGATGAAGTTACTGAAGGGCCGTCAAAGCCCAGGTAGAACGCTTCTTGTTCCGCATATGGAATCTTCTTTAGTGCTGACTCCAAAGGATAAGGTTCAATATCTTTCCAATCGAATGGTTCCTTATCTGGTGCTGATGGAATTAGTGTGTAATTGGTTTCAGTTCCCTGACCATTACGCTTTAACTTCCATATTACATTTGAGATGCTTCCTGTTTCAAGAGCATACTCACGAATTGTATTAAATGATGATTGCTTGCTAATACCCATTGACCAGATAGCAACATATGGTGCTTCAATGCCATCGTCAACTAGGACGTTGCAGTAGAAGCGAAGACGGCCACGCCATCCAGCCTTTGGATCTTTACGATGCATTTCTTCTGCCCAGTCACGGCCTTCTGTTTCCATTGTGTCTACAGCCTTACGCTTGTAGTCCTTTGGATTTACGTGCTCCTTAACAACAAGTGCTAGTCCACGCTTTTCTGCATAGTTTGCAGAGTCCTCATCAAGTTCTTCAATGAATCGGATCTTTACAGACTGACCGTCTGCAAGTTTAAGCCACTTTACTTTTGGCCCGTCGTTTTCGTACTTTGGTCTGTCGAGCAGGGCGTTGATGTTCTTGATTCCCTTTACAATGCTCATATTATTTCTCCTTTGTGTGTTTGTATTAGTTTAGCATAGACTCTATGGTTTTGTCAAACGAAGAACTTAAAGTCTTAATTTCTTCATCTGGCATATCGCCTATGTCTTTATATTGCTTATTTAGTTGTACAAGAGAAACACGAGATCCAAGTTTTTCAACTATCCTATCTTTCATGTTTCCCCCTGCTTCGTCATTATCTGCAATAACAATAATGTTATTGAAATACTTTTGAAGCAATTCTATTTGTTTTCCTGATACATTAGCCCCCAGTGTTGCAACTGCTGGGATGTCTAATTGGTCAAGTCTGATTACATCAAACGAAGACTCTACTACATATACTATATCAGATTTCTTCACACGATGCAAGTTAAAAAGAGTTTTGCTTTTAGGCAAGCCTGGAGTATTCTTAAAGTCTTTACCCTCAATGGATCTTCCAACAAAACCAAGGGGTATGCCGTCTGGACTATGAACTGGGACAGTAACCATATCTTGCTTTTCAGAATAGCCTAAAGAAAATTTAACACAAGACTGCTTATTTAGTTTACGATACTGAAAATAATTTTTGGCTCTATCAGATGCAAAAAGATTGTTATGAAGTCTTTTTATAATTAGTTCGTCAAATGGTTTGTATTGTTCTTCTTTGATAAGAGCACGATCAATCTCTGTAGCAAGATTACTTGCTTTTTCTTTACTTTTTATAAACCTTGCTGCCTCAAAATATGTTCTACCAGAGGTATGCATTACTAACTCTATTAAGTCTGCAGACTTTTGACATGAGAAACAAAAGAACATTCCATTGGTTTTGTGTACTTCTGCTGCGGGGGTTCTGTGATTATTATGAAATGGACAAAATATTATAAAATCTGCATCTAGTTCTGACTCGACTGTTGTGCCTGATCCTGCAAGTACTCTTTTAACTTGCTCGGCTGTATAGGGACTAGGCTGGTTCCGTCTATTCCTGCTATCCATTCGCTTTTCCTTTTCCCTGCGTAAACTCCGTGTACTGATAATTCAAATTCAAAAAAGTCTTTACTATCATTATACCGTAAAGTGAAGTCTGGGTCAATGTCAATTCTTGGAACATACCCACTCAACCTCATCTCTGAAACTAGTAATCTTACGTATTCTATTTTTAATCTTCCAAGCAAAGCCTCGTCTTGGATTATGCCACTGATATAAAACCTTTTAAGTGGCTTATGATGATAGAAATCTGGAGGTATGTTCTCCCTAGTTTGTGACATACCATATTATAACTGCTTATCTTCATAGTCTTTGTATCTATAGTATCCCTTGTCAAAATCGCATTGGACTAGGAAGTCTCCCATGAATCCGTTACGATTCTTTCTAAAGGCGCACTCAATAATATCGCTATTGGTTGCACGACCCAAAGCAAGAACCCAGTCCGCATCATAAGCAATCTGTCTAGACCATGCTGTCTGCCCTAGAGTAGGGACTGTGGAAAGGTCGTTGACATCGTCTGGGGTAGCAGAAGAGATAGCAATAATAGGTACTTCTTCACCTATAGCCATTAGTTTAAGTTCTCTTGAAAGGTTCTTCATTCGTACCGTTTCATTATCTGACTTCTGATTAGGAGCCATTAACTGAAGGTAGTCAACGATCACAAAGTCTGGCTTGTACTGGTCAATCTTTCCACGAAGAACAGAGGGGTTAATTTCTCCACCCTGATCGTTTGAGATAATGTGAAACTCTGGTTTGCCTTGTAGATTTTTTTCATGCCATTCCTTAAGCATGTCCAACTCTATCTCTCCGTTACTTAATTTTCTGTGTGACCAACGGCCCTCACCCATAATAGTAAAGACACGATTACGGACTTCTGTTTCGCTCATTTCAAGGCTTATGACCAGTGGGCTACGACCCTGTTTCCAGGCCTGTACAGCGAAATAGAGAGCCAACCACGACTTTCCTATACCTGGGTATGCCAAGAAGACTCCTAACTGCCCTGGCATAATTCCAGATGGCAGATAGTTATCAAATCCTGGCAAGCCAGTCTTGATGCCAACATGACCTAGGGCTTGTTGCTTCTTTACATTTTCAAAGTAAGCAATCGCAGACTCTAGATCTGTGACATCAATATCACGAATAGCAGCAGTATTCTTTTTTAGTTCTGAAGTTTTTGTAATAAGATCATTTAGTGCAACAGTTCCCTGATTGTTTTGCACATTTGTTGCTGCTGATCTAATGATATCCTTTAGGCTATCATTTAAATACTCTCCTTGAAGTTCTTCAAGATGATGCTTTGTAGCACCGACACCTGGGACTGGATCAAAGTCACGAAACTTTTCTCTTACTAAGTCTACTGGAGGAAGGGATGAGTTGTTCTCAAAATAAAGTCTTACAAAGTTCCAAATATCTCCGTGGGTTCTAAGAAGATTGTCTACGTTGGCCTGCAGAAGAACATGTATCTGCTTATCCTGAAGAACGGCAGTAATTAATTTTGACTCTGTATTATTCACTTAGCCACTCCTTTGCCATTCGTCTACGCTCTGCTCTTTCTTGATTGTCTTTTAGTCTATCTTTTTTTGCCTGTAATATTTTCTCTGCATTGTACGCAAAGTAATTCCATGATGGGGTTTCTGAAACAGCAAAGTAATACTCAAGTATCTCGTAGCATCCTGACAATGTGTAAGACTCAACAAGGGCATCAGATGCCCATTGTTCTACATTTAGGTTTAGAGATGGCTTTGACTCGTACCTTGCGGTATGATACTTGCTGTATCTTGAAAGCAAAGCCATACGGTCTTTGCGTTCAGCCATTACTTTTCTTCAGCCTCGGATTGTGCTTCTAAAATCTTAGCAGTTAGTTTGTCTTCAACAAACTTATAGACACGCTCAAAAGACTGATCTACTGTCTCTCCATTACGTGAACTATCAACAACACCAAGATCAAGCCTTAGTGATTGAAAATTTCCTAGATTTAATGTGTACCCTAGTGTTACAGATACTTTTGTTGGTTCGTTTTCCATGCTATACCCTTCGCTAAATAGATTCGCCCCAAATGGGAACAAACCGTCCATCTTCTGTTCTTCTATATGTAAGTATACCATCGCCCATCCTGCGTGTCAACTCTTGCTTGCTGGGCGTAATATCATTAGTTATTAATTTATCTTTTCTTGGTCTACCAATATGGTATGAAGCAAGTATATCACGGATCTCTCTGACTTGCGATTCTGAGTAATACGACCTTACTTGAAAGCCTCTTGCTCCACCCTTTTGAGATCCCGTTGGAAAAGGAATGACTCTTCGTTTCATTAATGATGGCATATATTTTTTATGACGATTAACTAAATCAGCAGTCTGCCCTACTGTGTATGCTCGTTCTCTTTTATTTTTAAAATCACTAATTAAACAACTTTCAATCTGATCCTTTGTAATATTATAAACAGACATAATCCCATTAGACTTGTTCAGATGATGTATTCTTACTAGGTCTCCATTAAGAAACCAAACCTTTTTATTCCCTGGAATTACAGGGAGGACATTGTAGCCTTCGCTCTCAATTGTTCCCTTTTTAATAGCCATCGGCCCTCCTGAGAATTACTTGGTGGATGAAAGAATGCTCGTGATCCACAAGACATGCAGTACATCTCTAAATTATTTATTTCGGTATACTGTCTATCTATAAACATTCTACCTTTACATTTTTTACAAAAAATCATCAGTTAGGGATACCTATTGCAATAAGGTTAATGCCAACACTTGTTATTCCGCCAATATTGAACTTGATTGATCCCTCTATGCTTGAAGTGGTTACGCTAGAAAGAGTAACTACAACATCTTTTCCAGCGTCAGAGGAAGTTCCAATGCTCACAGGAGTTGCTGTTACAATTGGAATAAACTTAAACTCAGTTGGGAAAGAATAAGAAAATGTACGAGATGAGCCAGCAGTCTGGCTTTCACCATTTGTAACTCTAACATAACCACCAATAACTCTTGCCTCTGAAGTCTTAACGCTTTGCTTGCCTGCATTTGGTGTATCAACAGTAACATACTTATTAACAGATGTAGAAGCCTGAGTTGATAAATCATTAACAGCCTTAACAATCTGATAGATGTAGGTTACGTCTAAGGGCTGTCCTCGTTCTGGTACGGGTAAAATTGCCATAATATAATTATACCAGACTCTCAGTTCCAGAATCATAAATAGTTAATGATGGATTAAATGTTGGATTTATTGAAGATACTTGAACAACAGCCCTAACTGAAGTTGTTCCAGTTTTTAAAAATGAATAGTTAGTCGATCCAGTTGTTGCTCTATATGTTGGATTAGCAGAGTCAAAGCCAACAAAAATATCATATAGTATTTGTGTAGAAAGATTTCCAGGGTCCCAACTAAGAAACAAAGTATTTCCCAATTGTCTTAAATCTCCAGTACCAGCCTCAACCTCTTCTGATTGAGTAAAGACTATTGGAGAATAAGCAGACTTTCTGTTCTTATCTTCTGCAACTATTCTAAATCTTAGAACAGTTTTGTTATTTCCTGTCACCTTTCCTAGTGACTGTTTTTTAATAACAACATTTTTAATTCCAGGATCTGGTGTAATTGGCATGGCTAAACGTCCAGTGCAAATCTAAACTCAATGTAGTTTGTTGTATTTGCTGATTTTATGATTGGTCTAGACTGTACATTTTTAATTACAGAGTACCCAGTTAAACCGTATAAAGAATTTGTTGCTGTATTATTTTCAACTCTTAGCGCATCTAGACAAACATAAAAAGAATCAGATGGCAAACTATCTTTAGTAACAGTAACAAAAATCTTTGCTGTTGTAACCTCAGCCCAGTTAAATCTTAAACTTTTGTCTAATTCTTGAAAAGTTTTACTTACAACAACATACCTATTGTTTTGAAAATTATGTTCGTTTACAGATGTTCCACTTACGTATCCTGTGTTATCAATGTCTACTTCAAAGTTTGCATACTGAACGCCTAAATTAGATACAGTGTGAGAAAACTGCAAAAGTATTTTAACATTATCTGGAACAACTAAAGAGTTTGCAGTTTTATTAACAACAGAAAATGCAAGTTTGAGTTCGTCTAACGGACTATTTTTTGTAAAATCAATAACTGTTGGATCTAAAATAATATAATCTGAACCAGTTGTTCCAACCATATTTCCCTGTGGATTATAAGAAAGAGTTGACGTGTCACCTCTCATTGCAATAATGTTATTTAAAAATCTACATCTTTCATTTCGACCAACTCTATCTTCATCTGTAAAAATTCTATTGTCTGCATTTGTTGCAAAAACCTTTGGTGTCTGAATGATGTTTCCGTTATTACTTTCTCCATCTAGAGGACCATATTCTACAAAAATGTTAGTAGGAGATTCTCCATCGATACTGTATCTCCAGTTGTCTGTATCTGAAAAAGAGTAAACCACTCTGCTATCAAATGCTCGTGCTGCTGGATTTGATGCTGCAGAAAATATACCTACTTCGGTAATCTCGTATCTTTCTTGGGTTGGAAGTTCTGCGGTAAGCACAACCTTTGACAACCCGTCCTCATCAACAAAGCCTCTAGATACAATAGGCATGCGAATCATTTCAAATTCTAAAGACTCTTTATTTTTCATGGCCAGTAACTCGGCAGGACTAAATGTATAGTCAGAGGCAACTGGCTTTGTTCCGCAGCCTATGGCAATATGAGATGCATAGGATGTGGTCTGCCCAACAAGGTATTTTGCCAAGATGTTTTTGCCTACATTAGTTATCATTAATTACTCCCCTAGTACATTGTATCATCATAAGTCCCTCCAGCAGTTAAGATTTCAACCTCTACCTGCTCATTTTCTTTTATGTTTATTAGATTAATTACAAGGTCTCCGCTTATTGGGTCGATGTATATAGACTTTCCATTGTAGACCTTTACTCTTTTTGTTAAGTCTGGGTTAGTTCCGATCAAATCATAGCCGTTGCCATATTTTGGAAGATAGTTGGCAAGTGTTATAGCCAAAGAACTAAAGAATGAGTCGGCAGACTGAAGTCTTAAAACGTTGTTTGGATTATATTGTAAGTAAAGGTCTGTTAAGTTTTTAATTGGTTCGTATATTACTGTCTGACCATTTACCAAATCGTGTCTTGATATTGTTGCAAGTTCAAAACCACCTATGTCTTCAAAGATAAGGTCTGTCATTATTTCAATAGCAACAACCTGCTCGCCAAATATAAGTAAATCAGGTGTTGCAATTTTTACAGAATCAACAGTACTTGTCTTGGCTGGTTTTGGAATTGCTGCTGTTGCTGGCATGCTTTTATCTACCATTATACTACCTCACTTAAATATAATTGCATCTCTGGGCCATTAGAACTTCTTGAGAAATCAATATTGTAGACAACGAATCTGTTAGATGAGTTTGCTGCGATGTCTATTCCATTTTCTCTATAGTCTAGGGTTACTATATCTCCGAGTTGAATTGTTGGAATAGAGAATATCTTAACTCCTAAAGACTTTCTTGGCTTTGATATTTTTGTAACAATCCATTTCATTAGTTCTGATGCCTCATCCTGTGATTGAATATATGCAGCGTCTAAAGAGAAATCTTTTTTACCATGCTGCATTCTACTAAACTTAATATCCTCATAGTCTAGTTTAAATTTAAAAGGATTTGAAATTAATTTATCTGCAACAAATTTTGGATCTGACATAAGACTGTTCTTACTAAAGTATTGATCAACCGTTAAGGTATTATTTGACTGCTGAGTAAAAGTAATTCCTTGTATTCTTAGATAGTTTCCGCTAGTCTCATCTAAGTTAAGAGCAGTATCGGTTGCATTAAATACTAGGAACTCTGCCCCGTATGAGCCTGCTTTAAAGCCAGAGATAACAAACCCTTTTATGCTGTTGAATGTAGGAGAAACTTTTGCAGTCAGGGCTGGGAATGCTTTGTCATATCTAAAACTAAACTCTGCCACCTCTCTCATTATGCTTCCAAACTCTTCAAAATAAATATTGTACTTTGGTGGTTCCGAAGATCCAATGCCAGTAAGGTATGTGTTTTGGATAAGACCGCTAAGAGCATACTTTCTAAAAGAATTGCTTGCATCAATATCAGCATCTGCAAAAATAGAATTGACGACAGTTCCTAAAGAAAAAGAAGTGTTCTGAGAGTAGTTGTTACATAGGGCATAAACATTCTCAAACATTGCTCTTGAAGACCCTCTAGTAAACAGTGCAATATTGGAATACTCTGGCAATGGATCTGTGTCATCCACTGTCTTTACCATGGTTCCATTTATGTATAGGTAGAATCTTCTTATGCTTCCTATGTTTTCGTATTCTACTGCTAAGTCATATACCGTGGGATTTTCCTCGGCAAACATTCTTGATTGACCAGTAAACCTACCATCGTCTACAATAATTTTAGCCAAGCCCTTATATAGTGGGACTGGGATTCCCTTTCCTCCACTAGACTTAACTTTATAGAACAAGACATTTTGAACATTTTGTTTTTCTCTTTCTGACAACTTGTTTAAACCAAGTGCTGCAATTTCAAAGTAATACCCCACATTCGTGGTTGGATTTAGCATTACTGCTATTCCAGCAGAACCTCCAGAGATTGTAACATTTTTATCTGGTGTCGATCCAGTTACAACATAATATGCTGCTGCTCCGTTAGCAGTTTGTCCTCGACTTTGATCGTTTTCTATTTTACCAATTAGTCTAACTCTTGTACCAAAGTGCTTATATTTCTTATCTGTTAAAGGCTTGTGCACATAAGATATAAAGTCTCTTGGTTTATCTTTTGTTGTAAAGTTTGGTCCAGTTAGAGAAAATGCTGATGACTGTACAGATCCAGGAACTTGCTGGGTCTTTGTAGTTATTTCTCCTGTTAGAGCAGTTGACAAGAAATTTTTAACAAGACCTGTTCTTGTTGAGGTTCTTGCTAAAGCATCTGATGCAACGCCAGTGTTCAATGTCTTTCCTGCAGCATCTATAGTTGTTACTGGAGAGTCAGTCTTTGTTTCAAACAAATATTCTGAAGCCATAGAACAGCCCTTTACATTGTCATCAGATTTCCAATAATCAGATATGCCAGCAGAATGCTCTACAACTGTTGTTCCAAATTGACCACGACCATGCTTTGCTACTGGGCCATTCTTTAACTTTAGGATACCAGGCATCTGCTCATAGTTTGGTACAGAGTAAATTCTTACAAGGCCAGTAGGGTAGATCTTTCCATTGAATGGCAACTTAGAAAAGTAGTTCTGATATTCTTCAACCGATGATATCCAAACATTGCCAAACCCACTAACATTATATTGAACTGCATCATATTTTATAACCTCTCCACCAGAGTAGAAGTATCCGTTGTATCTTGTTATCCAGTATACTGCTTCTCCTAGGCTAAAGGTGTTATTGATTACGATACCGTTTTTTACTTCTGGGATTTTATCTGATAGGTTAGAGTTTAAAGGGATGGCAGCAAGAACGTATGAGGACATTGTGCCAACTTCGTTATTAATTGATTTTGTATTTTCAGTACCAGATACCTCCCAAAGCAAGGCTGGCTTATAGGCATACATTCTTTCATCCTCTAAAAGACTTGCTTGTCTTAAGGTTCCGATAGATCTTTGAATATGTCTTACAGTATAATTTATCGATCCTCCGTTATAGATAGCGTTTGATTCATTTGAAACTGAGATAACATTTGCCAGTTTAGAGTTATCGACTGTTTTGTTTTTAATTTCGTTTTCTTCATATAGATCGTTAGTCCCTTTAAGGGCAAAGGTGGTTGGTCTCTGTTCTTTAGTTGGCATAATATAATCTTTGCTCATCATAACAAAATTATTGTATTCGTCAAAGAACATTGCTGTCTGTGTTGACACTGCCAAATCTTGTAGCACTTGAGCAACACTCTTGTCTGGAGCAACAAAAAAGAATGGCATGATCATTTCTTTTTCATTTAGAATTCTTCTAAAGGTATAGTTAGAAAAACCAATGCTGTCTAACAACAAAGATACTGCAGAACTAACAGAAACCTCTGTCATTAATATTTCTGGGGCTGTAAGTGATTCTAAATACCAATACATATCTCTTAATGTTATTGAGATTTTTTTATTCTCTAGGTCTGTTTTTGGGAATGAGTCTGAGTATAATGTTTTCATTGGAACCCAATAGTCCCATCCATTAACATTTATAATAATTTCATAAAACTTAAACTGTACATGGCTATCTACATATTTTGATATGATGCTGCCTTGACCAGTATCAAAAGAAAAAGGATTGTTATCATTAAAGGCTTGATCATAATCAAATATATTAACACTACCATTTGACGCAACCAGTTGACCAACAGGCAAACCGCTTAGCCCTAAGTCAGAGGCACTCTTATTAATTGAATAACTTATAACTTTGTCAGAAAGATTCATGGTAAGCCTTGGAGATATTTCAATAAGATCAAATGTTGAGTCTTTTGATGTCATAGAATCTACAACAATTCTAATTCCAGAAATGAACTCAAACTCCCTATACTGAACTTTATTGTTTAATGAGTCTATAAACTTTGCTGGAGATGTTGCATCTGTAAGGAAGTTAGTCAATCTGTCAACAGTCTCATCCTGAACGTACCAGCCATACTTTGGAGTTATAACCTCATAGGCTGCTCCGTTCCAGATATGGTAGGCACCTATATCATTTTCATTTGCTTTAATAAGATAAGCATAACCAATTACAGACTGCTCAGGAAGAAGGGTTTCGCTTGAATAAACCTCAGCAAAAACAAATACATTTCTCCATTCCTCTGGGACAATAAAGCCGTAAGCAATTTCAACATACCCATCGCTTTTAATAATTGCAGAACCATCTCTTCTTCTTTTTGATGGGTCAAAAGAAATAATGTCTTTCCAGTTGTTGTCTTTTAAAAATTGAATCTTCCATTTGCTTGGAACCTTTTGATTTACTTCTCCGTAAAATGGATCAGTAAAAGAGCCTGTTGAAGATGAAAACGGTCCTAGGTCTTCGGTTCCAGTATGGGTTTGCATTTTAACAACAACTCTATTTGTTGGCACCTGATCTTTATATACTACGAAAGGACAAGCATCTTCAATAAAGTTTTGAGAACCACTTACCTTTGAAGAAATTCCATACTCAGAATTTTCTGCTACGCCCTTTTTTTCTATGTTGTCCTTGTCAATAAATGTTGCACTAAACCCATAGGAAACAGAAGCATCATTGTATGTGTACTTATATCTGGTTTCAGTCCTGTAAGATGTCCAGTACTTAAACTTATCTTTTTTCTCTGGCATATAATATCTAGGTCTATCTGCCATAAACATATTAGGATAGTGAAGTTTACCATTTTCAAAATATACTGCCTTGTTGATTCCAGACCTTGGCCTAAATCTTTCAAAACAACTCTCTAGAGAGTACAGGGTCTGTGTTTTTTCTTTTTTAGTTAAGAAGGCAGTTGGGGTCGTATCATTTTCAAAAGTGCCATCAATTAAAATATCTGCATCAGTTGCTCCTGTATAAAAATTTCCAGCATCATTAATATCAAAACTTGTCGGCAAAGAAGAATATATAGATGCTGGCTGTGTTGGTCTATATCTATAGTTTCCAATATGCTTAATATTGTTTGTTCTATTCATATTTAGTTCTGCAATAACTGCAGACTTATTTCTAACAGTATCAGCACTTTCTAAAAATGCTTTTAAATCTTTGTCTTCAAACATTATACTTCTTCCAAAGTCACTGAAACATTCCAGTAATCAAACTTGTTTGCTCGTTTTTCAACAGAGTAAGAAAAGTCGCTAATAAACATTTCAATCAATTGATTGTATTGCTGAAGGTGCTGATAGGGTTGTGCAGTTCCTTTGAAGATACCTTTTCTATCATAAGCAAGAAATACCCAGAAAGATCCTTTGTGTGAGTCATACCACTCAAGCATATCAGCACCACCTGCTCCTCCATCTGTCGTGTATGACTTATTTGTAGAGAGTCCAGTTTCTGTATCAAATGTTGGAATATCATTATGAGACCTAGATGGGATTAGTGACCAACTGGTACTTAAAGTTAGTTTGTCCGCAATATGATAGGATCTCATACGACCATTAATCATTCTTTCTCTTTTTTCTATTCTTTCATTTTTAAACTGTAAAGGCTGTCTGTTGTCATCAGTAATTAATAAGAACTGATCTACTAGGGATGTATCTTCAACCCCGTCTGGATCTGCCCCGACCTCATACCCATTAGGAACATAAAGACCATTTTGAAGTGTGCCCGAATTTTCAGACCAAAGCATACCACTGGGTCTGTGATATTTCTTACGACCCAGCATGTAGGTGACTCTACGATCAGGTGCTTCTTCAGTCATTTAGTGATACTCCTCTAACTCTTCTACCTTCAACATTTCTAATTGTTGACATAACTGCCTGTGCAATCTCATTAGGGTTTGCATCAGTTCTAGCATTTACTGTTAATGCATATGTATTATTATACACTGCTCCACCTATAGATTCTCCATTATTAATTTTTCTCATCTTGTCTACTCCATAAGAATCTACAGCATACTTACTCATGATGAATTCTCCTGGAGTTAACATTGCTGGAACTGTATCAGTTCCCTTAGCAAAACCACCACGTGAGAACATCTTAGGGATTATTCCGCCCTTCATTCTTCCAACATGGCCCCTAGCATTTGCATTTGCTGCATCTCTTGCTTCTTTCGCTCTAAAAGATGCTAATGCATTTGCTTGTGCTGCTATTGCATTGGATGCTGCCAAAGCCTTCTCTGCTGCTTTTAGTTGTGATGCTATAGATGCTGCACCGATTGCACCGCTTTCTCCTGATGCTAGAACACTTGGGATTACTTTTGCTGCAGCCAGGGCTGCTCCTGCTGAGTCTCCAGCAGCCTTTGCTGCTGCATAAGTTGCTGCTGCAGTCTTTGATGCTGCTGTTGCTGCTGAATCTGTTGTTGCCCCAGTTACTGCATCTGCTGCTGTCTTTTCTGCTGTGACTGCTGCTGCTGCAGTAGCAGCATTATTTACCACTGTTTCTTGTGCATTTTTAACAGAAACTGGTGTTGAGTTGTACTCTTTTAACTTAGCAAGTATGCTTGCCCACTTTGCATCGATTGCAGCAGATGAAGCAAGCAATGCTCCAAGCACACCATCAAAATCTTTTCCTGCAAGTGTGTTTGCATCTATTTTAGCCTTGATTCTATCCCACTCTAACTTAGTTTTATCTAAAACAGTTATTTCTTCAACAAGTTTATCTATTCCTGCTTGAATTAATTCATTGGCAGATGTAAGGTCTGTTATCTTGTCTTCTAGTGGCTGAAGTTGATTCTTTTGTATTTCAAAAATCTTATCTTCTTTTGCCTGAATCTCCAGAAGTTTTGCCTCACGTGCTTCCTCTAGGTTATAAATCTTATCTTCTAGATCTCTAATCTGTGTACGAATCTCAACTCTTCTTGGATCATTTTCCATTGCATAAAGTGTTTGAGCATTTTGGAATTGTGCCTCATCAATTTCTTTTTGAGACAGGCCAGTCTCTGCTCCACGAAGACCCTTAATCTCATTCTCTCTAGACTGTTGCAAAGCGTCTGCTGTTGCTGTACCAAACCTCTGTGCTGACTGTGCACGGGCTTCTTGTGCTGCTCTTGCTGCTGATGCAATATCTCCGCTAGTTAATGCTCCTGCAATATCAAGTTGACTCTTTTGCTGGTTTGTAATTTCTTCATTTACTTCTGCAACTTTAGCAAGAGCCTCTGCCTGCTTGTCATATTCTTCATTAATTTTCTCTGCTTGATTAGCCATGATTGCAGAGTCATTAGACATCTTAGCATTTTGATTATTGATTTCCTCCATGGCACGATCACCAAACTCAGGATCCATCTCCAAAGTTCTTTGATAATCATTAATCTGCTCTTGCATGTTTTCAATAGGTCTTGTATAATTCTTTTCGATGTCTTGCTCTATATCTCTGATCTCACGATTAATTAATTCAATTTCACGCCTAAAACCTTTTGCTGCTATCTCTGCAGCCTGAATTTCTTTATTGTTAGCATTCATTGTGTCAACCATGGCGGTTGTTCTTGGATCTGCCCCAGTTCTTAGCATAGTCTCTTGAACAGAGAACATCTCGTCTACAAGATCCATACCAGGTTGGGCAGACTCAGAGTACTTTCCAGAGTTATAGTTTACTTGAATGTCGATCATCTTTCTAGCCTCAATAGAGTTTAGGTAGTCTGCTATTTCTTTAGAGTCAACCTTTCCATCTTTGAGGTCTTCAATTAAAGACTTTGCAAGGGCTGGATCATTTAGTACCTCTTGCATTTGATCTGCAGAGAAACCTGCCATCTTCATTGCTGTTCCAAGTTTTGGCATTTGCTCAAGAAGTTTAAACTCCTCATTAGCCTGAATCATTTTTTGACGAAGAGCAAATCTTTCTGTTTCATCTGTAGCCTTTTTAAGATCTGCAATGTATTGTTTTCTTTCTGCACTTCCCTTTTTGCCAAGTGCTCCTGCAGCAATTGAGGCTGCAAGTGCTGCATCTTGAACATGTTCTAGTGCTTCTGTTGCTGATGCTCCTTCGGAAACTAAAATCTTAAATGCTTTTTCTTGGTTAGTAACTTGCTCTACGGCTTCTCTATTTACAACGTTGCCTTCTCCAACAATAGCCTCGTTGTAGGTTTTCATTGTCTTCTTACCAGTGTCGGTAAGTCCTTCAATGTTTGCCTTTGTTTTTGGCTTACCCTTTTTAAATTTAAAGATAGCCTTCTTTCCTGTAAGTTTTGCGATATCATTGAAATCTTCAGCAGACATTCCTGCGATCATATCTCTAAACTCTTTTGGAATCTTCATATCAATCATTCTTTGTTGAAGACCATCAAACACCTTAAATGCAGCATTCATGTCCTTCTTTATTTTTGGATTACTAAACGCAGCAAGCATAGACTCTAATGGCTTTGTTGCGTCGAATGCTCCATCACGAACATTTTTAATTCTCATTGCAAGATCATCAAGGAAAGATAGAGGTTTTTTGCCACCTCCTTCAGGGGTTACTGGAGGAACATCGGCTCCAAGAGAAGTGACTCCTCCCGTTCCAACCATCTCAACCTTTTTAACTGCAAAGTCACTATCTGAAAGAAGTTTTAATGCTGCAACATTTTTTTCTAAAATCTTTACGTAAGCATCAGATCCAATAGCAATACCTTGTAGGTATGCTTCATTCATTGCCTGCTGCTCAGCAAGGAACTGTATGTCTGCCTCACGTGTTTTATCATTTACTGTGGCCTCATACATCATCTGTGCTGCAAGTTTTTGTAGATACTCTGTTTGTTGTTCAAGACTTCCCTTTTTAAACTCTGCCATTCTTTCTTCGTTGCCTTCTAGTGCATCAATAGCAGCCTTCATATTTCCAGAGACATCTGCAGATGCATCGACAGTCTTACCATCGGCTGAAACTAAAGATGTTTTTCCAGCCTTCTTTGCATCTTCTTTAACTTTTTCAAGGTCTTCTTGCTCTTTTTTAATTTTTTCAATTCCCTCAAGTCCTGTTGTCTTGACAAGAACTTCAAAATCAAGAGTGTTTCCATCCATTGATTGAACGCTCTTCAGGGTTTCCATAATTGAATCAAACTCTGCTGGATCCTTCTTCTTCATAATCATTTCAGTAATGATTGATGTTGCTTGCTTTCTTCCTCCAGCACTAAAGCCTGCAAACATTCCAAACAATTCTTTTGTCTTTGCAGCACCCTTTGTTTTAATTCCTGCGTTTAATAAGAAGTCCATCTCATTTAACTTGCCACGGAAAAGATCCATGTAACTTGTTGCTTCTCCTGGGCTTAATACCTTGCTTCCTACAAGCATTTCCATTTTTGCCTGGAACTTTTGAGCATTTTCTTGTGTACCAAGACCAGTCTTTACATACTCTCCAGTTTTATCATTATATTTTCCATAGGTTGTATCATTGCCTAGTGCTTGAGTTTTATTTAAAAACTTCTTTGCAGCGTCTTCTTGATCTGTTCCTTTGTATGTGGATTCAACCTGAGCCTTAGATGCATCAAAGTATGCGTCTTCACGCATAGCCTGCTTGCCCCAAACAGAGTTACTATAAACCTTATTAAAACTTATAGCATTTTTATTTATTTGTGCAGCAATATTGTCATTCATAAACTGTGAATCTTTTAGATTCTGAGCATTAAGAGTAGAAATTTGTTTTTCAAGATCTAACTTCTTTGCTGCATTTGTTGTAGATGCCAACTCTGCTTCTAATTTTTTCTTTGCAGTTTCATACTCAATCTGCACCTGATCTGCCATCATTGTTGCAAGTTCTAGATTGTTCATATTTAATGCTGCAAGTGCTGCTACTTCTTTTCTTGAACTTTCTCCAAACCCTGACTTTGATGCAATATCAGTTTCAAGATCTCTAGTTCTTTGTCCTGCCTTTGCCATGATACCAATTCTGGTCTTCATTGGATCCTTCTTTAGATCTTCACCATCTGGACCAATCAAGGAGTTCATCTGGCCAATAACCTGCATTTCAAGTTTTGCATTTTTAAGATCTATAGCAAGGGCTGCTGCAATACTGTTTGCTGCGTCACTATCTAATACCCCGTCGGCAACTGCCGTTGAAAGTTTTAATGCTAGATCTGACACAGCCTTATCTTCACCAAAGTCTTTAACATTTTGCTGAAATAGTTGCTTCTCTTTTTTGCCAGCATCTGATCCTAAGAATTGCTTTCCAAATATGTCGTCAATTTTTACTGCTTCATCATACTTTCCATACTGACTCTTTGATCTACGTTTATCCATTATTTCAGATGAGCCAACCTTGCCAGAAATTTCACCTATTGCTTTTAGACCACTTCTTGTTGCTGATAGGTCTTTTGCAAACTGTGCTGCTTTGCCAGCCATAGCATTGAGGTGCTTGTTGAATAGGTATGCTCCTGCTGCTACTGCTGCTAGTGCTACTACAATACCCTGCGGTCCTGTGAGTCCTGCAATCATTGGAGCAAACTGAGATGCTGTTGATGCTATACCAAGGGCTGCTGTGACCTGTGGTGGTGCTCCAGCCATTCCTGCTGCCATTGTTGCTGCTCCCAATGCACCAGAGGCTTTGCCAGAAAACCTTCCAACCTTCTCTCTACGCATGCCACGCTTCTTTTCTTTAATCTGCTTTGCTGAAAGAGTTGTTGGCTGTTTCTTTCCATCTGCATCAAGTTCTGGATCAAAGATGATTTGGCCATTCTTGTCTCTGGTGTAAGTTGATGCTTCTTCATATGCAGCAACAGATCCCATTCTGTTCTTGCCCAACTCTTCATTCCCTGTCTGGCTTCCTGGTGGAACAATTCCATTTTCTGCTGCCATACGTGCAGCCTCTTGAGCGTTATATGCTTTTAGTTGTGCTAACTGTTCTTTCTTTTCTGCATCTATTTGATCATTTGTCTTTGCAATATTTGCTGAAGAATCTGCAAGATCTTGTTGGGCAACTCCTGCTTTGTCCATTGCTGGAAGCATCTCACCAAGATTGTTATTTGCTGCATTGGTTAGTTGGTTAGTGGTGATCAAGTTTGATGTATTTGTTGTTTGAGCATCTACCGCAGCCTGAGTTACATTTGCAAATTCATCTGTTTCTTCTGCAACAAGAACAGTTGATTTTGCTACATTTTCTGTTTCCTTGGCAATCTCTTGACTTTGTACCTGTGTTTTCTTTGCTAAACGAACTTTAGACTTGACTGATGATTTATCTGCTGGAAGTTCTACAGAACCCTTAGCCCCACGCTTTCTTCTTTGTCTATCTAAAGATTTAAGGACTTGTCTTTCATCACGCATCTCTGGTGTATCAATATCATCATAGAAAGCCTTATTGCCAAGATCCATCTTGTCTGTTTTTGCTTGTGTTTCTGCTGCTGATGGAAGTGCTGCGTCAGTAAGTTGTGAAGACTTTGTTTTTACTCCAGGTGTTCCTTCTTCTAATCCTTGTGCAAGTCCATCTGCAATATCTTTTCCAAGACGCTTAGTTCTTCTTGATGGTGATGCTGTCTCTGCTTTTTTCTCTGCATCTGTAAGGTCTGCATCTACATCTTCAGAAATTTTAAGCGAATCAAGTCTTGCTGCTCTCTCTGCATCTGATAGCGGAACAAACCCTGCATCAGAACCAACTTCTGGGGAATTGTTCTTTCCAAATCTTCCTCTTACCTTTGCTCTTCCTGCTGCAAGTCTTTCTTCTGTAGACCTTGTATCTGCACTAGGTGGAACTGGAGTTTCAGCACGTCCTTCTGCATCGTATATTGTAGCAAGCATTGTTTTTTCGATTGACATCGGCTTGCCTTTTCCTGCCTTTTTTTGTTCGGCAGCCATAAAGTCTTTATCTGCAATCATTGCTCCAAGAACTTCTTTTTGAATTTGAAGTTCTCTTTCATTTAGTGCACCATTAGATGTTACTTTTTGAGAAATAGATAAAATTTCTTCCTCTGTTGCAGATGACTGTTGAAGTTTTTCTAAATATACACGTCTTGCATCATTATTAGATGCAAGGGTTTGTGCCATTTCATTTTCTGCGTGTGTTGACAAATCCCATAAATCTGGATCCCATCCTTCTTGCATGCCCTTCTCAGTTGTTCCTATAGCACCAATATGGCCTCTATCTAACTGAACATTCTTCTTGTCTGGTCTTTGAAGTCTTGGCAGGTCTGGTCTTTCTTCTGCAAGCCTATCCCCAGTACGATTAGCAATTGTTTGAAGACGCTCATACTCTTCTCCTCTGCCAGCAGCATACATCTGATCTCTTACGTTTTTAGCAACTCCTGCTTCTCCTGCCGAATGCCCCACAAGTTTATCATTTGGGCCTGTTGCTCCTGCTGCTGTATTAATTTGTGCTGGAGTAAGTTCTGTACCAGTCATTTCTTTTGTTGCAATTCTTAGTTCCTGGACAAACTCTGTAATTGTTACACGAGAGTCGTCTGCAAGTCTTGCAAAAACTTCTTTCAGTACATCTGCTCCATTTTCAACACCAAGTGTTCCATCTTGCATAGCAGTAGCAAGTCTTTCAACTTGAGCGACAACTTTATCAGACTTAGGGCTTATTGCTAAACCATAACTTTCTCCTGCAATCTGGAATCCAGTTTTTCCTGGGCTGGTTTGTCTTTTACCAGTTCCACCGTTGTACTTCATTACGGATCCGTTTTGAAGTGCTGCAACTAATTCTGGGTTTTCTTTAGCAGTCTGCTTTGTAAGAACAACTTCTCCAGGAGTTAGTAGTGCTGGTACTGTGTCTTTATTTCCACTACCTGGAACAACTCCACCTTCTGCAAACTTCTTAGGAGGTAGCCCTGCTACGGCTCCTGCTGGTCCTGGGACGGTATTAAACAGTCCTGGTGATGAACTTGCAAGGGCTCTTGCTTGGCTGGCTGCATTTCCATATGCTAGGGCTAATGCATCGACTGCACCTTTTTCAACATTAAATGTAGATAGAAGTTGCTGATGAGAAGTGTGAAGAGCATTTGTTTCTGCAAGCAACTCAGTCTGCTGATTAGTTAGATAATCAAACCCTCCACCTAATACATTGTTTTGTCCGTTAAGTTTAGCAATTCCACCACGGAGCATTGCAAAGAACTTAATTACGTTTGCAATACCGTTAACAAGAACACCAAATGTCATGAGTGCAACTGGGGCAATGGCTCCAAGCACTCCAATCATAATTGTTATGACCTTCTTAGTTCCATCACTAAGACCATTAAACTTTGTTAATATTTTTCCAACAAACTCAACTATTGGGGTTACTGCTTGTAAGAATGCTTTACCTACTGGAACTAATTCATTCTTTAAATTTTCCATGGCTTTTTTGAATTTAGCCCCTGTTGAATTTTCAACTCTTGCCAATTCTCGTTCAGATAAAATTGCTAATTCTTCAATTGATGCTCCAGCAAGATCTAATGCTCTAGATGCTTGAGTTCCATCTTTTGCAACGTTCTGGAACAATGTTGACATACGGGCAAACTGGAACTTACCAAATAGTTGTTCAATAGCACGAGCACGATTGAGTGGATCTAAGGTGTCTAGTGCTCTAGCAAGTCCTACGACTGTGCCCTTTAAGTTTCCAGCATTGTTATCTACAATTCCCTTGATATTAATTCCAAGTCCTGCAAGGAACTCGCTGGTCTTCTTTGCTGGGTTAATCATGGAAGCAAGACCAGACTTAAGTGCGTTAGCACCTTCTGATGCGTTGATTCCACCTTCCTTCATTGCAGTCATAAAGAATGCTAGATCTTCAACATCTCCACCAAGTTGCTTTACAACTGGTCCAGCCTTTGGAATTGCAATCGTTAAATCTTCGATAGAAAGAACAGTCTGGTTTTCTACTGCGTTAAGAAAGTTAATTTTTTGTGCAAGTTGTTCTGAAGAAACACCAAAAGCATTTTGTAAGGAAATAGTAGTCTCAAGTGCTTGCTGTTGCTCTACTTGACCAAGTACTGAAAGTCTTGTCGCCTGGACTACTTGGGCTTCTAGAGCACTTCCCTGCATACCCATCGCTGCTGCTGTTGCAGCCATTTCCATTGTGTCCTTTACAGCAATGCCGTATTTTGTAAATTCTCTACCTAGTCTTTGTATGTCAGCAACGGCTTTGTTAGTTGCATCTCCAGAAGTAGTTATATCTCCGTAAACTCTTGTAAACTTAAGAACTGCCTCTTCCATTTCCATAAATGTCTTTGCTGCTGCAGATCCAAGAATAGAAAGTGGGATTGTCAAACCAACCATCAACTGACGTCCTGCCCACTGAGTGTTCTTACCGAAGTTTAGAAGGTTAGTTGATCCTTGTTTTAATAATTGATTTAAGAACTGTTGACGCTGTGCAGCCATCTGCACTCTTGTTGCATAGTCGGTATATCTACCGTTAGCCATTTGTAGATGTTTTGGAACTACCTGCAAAACCTTGACAAGGTCGCCATTGGCATTACCTAGTTGAATGTATTGAGACTGAAGAAGTTTTACTCTGTCTTTACGAGCACGGTTAATAATCTCACGCTCTTGTGCAAACATACCTTTAAAGGTTTTTGTGTTTGCCGTGGCTGCTGCTGCAGTGTACCTAAAGTACTGTCGCATTGACAGTTGGTTTTTTTCAAGAGCCTGAGTAAAAGATCCTGTACTTGTTGCTATTTCTTTTTGACTTGCAACAAACTTTCCAGTTGCATTGATTGCTTGGATTAGTTGAGAATTAAGGCCCTTCTGGGCATTCATTGCTGCAACGTTACCCTGAGTTAGGGATTGATTAAATGTGCTTAATCCAGCCTGAAGTTTACGAAGAGATGCAAGGGCTGCTGTGGTATCAAAATTAATACCAATATTAGAGTTTACATCAGCCACTCATTAACACCCTCTTTTTTATTTGATTGAGTTTAGAAGACCTGTTGCATCTGCCAGTTTCATGCCTGACGCTGCATCAATAATCTTATAGACTGTAGGAAGATCTAGATTTTCCTCAATCGCCTCTCTGTTGTCTGCTACTGCAGGCAAATACTGCTTGAATGCAATCTGTACGCAATCTAGCAGAACGTTCATTGATTTTTCGTTATCCTCTGCCACTTCCTGTAACTCATTAAACTTCTGCATAAATGGCTTTAGTAATGAGATCTTTAGTGGTCTTACTTCAAACTTTGTTCCATCAATAAGATGTAGTTCTTCTTTGTCTTCAACTTTTGTAGACATTTATCCTCCTTATAAGGTTTAGTTAATTATACCATAGCGCAGGCTTATTTTTGGCTATTCGTAAACCTCATAAGAAAGGCCCATACCAATTCCAAAACCAGCCCTTTCTGCATTCTTACCCTGTAGAGCCATAATATCGTTTCCGTCTGTTGCCTTGCCTTTGCTAAATACCCTGGCTTTCATGTCTTCCCATTCATTGCCTTTCTTTGACTGCTTATCTAAATCAATACCCTTCATTGCAGCAAAAAACTTTTTATCATTATATTCTAATTCTCTTTTTATTTCAAGTGTTGCACTTAGTTCTGCCATAGATAAAGACTCTTCTAGTTCTTCATAATCTTTCCATATTCCAAGAACAAAAACCTCTGACTCCAGTTTTGCTAAATCTAAGGTCTCCCATGATGAGCCACTTTCTACTGCTTGAGATTTTACTGGCTCTTCTGATTTTTGATTAATTTTAATTCCTGCTGCTATATCTAAAACCTCATAGATTGTTGGAAGGTCTAAATTATCTTCAAGATCTTCTACCGTTTTAATATGTGGGGCATACTGCTTCATTGCTATTAAAGCACAGTCAACTAAAATAGATATTGATTCATTGTCTGTTTTTGCTTCTTTGATTGGTTCAAACTTCTCTAAAAAATCTCTTAGGTACTTTATTTTAAGGGGCCCAGCATTGATCTCTGTCCTGTCTACAAAATAAAATTTTCTTTTTGGATATATGCTAGTTGCCATTATATAAGTATACCAAACAGAAATGGAAAAGCCCAGACTTTCAAGGGTCTGGGCTAGTCCTATTAAGTTATATTATACGAGTGAACGATCTACGATCTTACCGTATGATGCGTCATCGTTTGGAAGAAGACGGAATGAAACTTCAAACATTGAAGCCTCGTCACGCTTTGCTGATACTGTTACGCTCTCAATTGAGAGTGCACGGTATGCAACATAGATTCTTTCCTTTGGATCTGCTGCTGAACCAGAACCTGGTCCTACTGCTACGAGTCCACGCTCTAGTGGAACGTCACCGATATCTCCTGCAGACATTTTCATGTCTAAAAGACCTGCGACTGAATCATCTAGATCGTCTGTATCTGCTGCAATTGCTACTAGAAGATTTTCTAGTGTTGCCTCTGCAAAAGATGTATTTAGATTAACTGTCATACCTTGCTTGAACAAACGAGCAACGTCGAGAAGTTGATCTACTGCTACCTCACCAAAATCTGGTTCGAACGCTAGTTCCAAACCATTTGATGTGTAACCGATATTTGTGAACGCATTGTCTGATGTCAATGCATCCTTATAGGATGTTGCTGATGCTGTTAATGCTGGAAGATCTGTTGCTGCTTGAGCATCAGTGATCTTTCCTGCATTAGCGCCTGATGCTACTAATCCTAGTGGACCTGCATTATGTGTAAAAAGTGCTGCTGCACCCACGATAATGTTACTACTTGAACCACGGCTGTATGCCATATATCTCACCTCTTTCATTTTTATTAAAAGGGGGTTGTTTCCTCGCTATAATTATACTACCCGTTTATTACGGGTTTACTGGGTGCCAGTCGTAGTCGATAATTATCTTATTCCCCGCATAAGTACGGGCTGTGGCAAAGTCAACAATGTCTCTGGTTTCTTCTAGTTGGTAGATCTTGAAGTTGTGAAAGAACAGTGGTAGAGAATTTGCGTCCCAGTCCCCTTCATTTGCTGCTGCCCATTCGTTTAGGTCTTTTGCTGAGTCATCCCCATTATCAAGCAGATTGCTTATCTGTTGCTGAGTAATAATCATATTCTTTTGTGCATCATCACCCACAGAATAAAAATAATACAATAGTTGCTCACACTTAATATATGGGAAAGCCTCTCTTCTCATCTTGAACATTCTGTCGTATACTCCAAAAACACCGTTGCTTTGAGGAAATGTGTTTATAAGATCATCTATCTGAGTAGGAAGTGTAGGGAAAAAATAAGTTACCCCAGAAGAACCAAAACTTGGACCTATCTTATCTGCTAGATAAGCGTTAATAATTGTTGGTGGATGATGAATTACTGCAGCCATTATGCACCTACTCCTGCATTAGCAACCCATGTGTATCCAACTGAAAGGCCTTTGCTTCTTCCTCTTGTTTTGCCTGCTCGTAAGTTCTTCTTATAAACTACTGGGTTTTCAAGATACTGGGCAACTCCGCTAGTTCTCAAAAATGATTGTGAAAAATATTTGTTAAAAAATAGATCCATAGTTTTTTCAAATCCACCCTGTGCTTCAACTCCTCCAGGATTAGTAACCTTAATTGGTTTTTTTGTAAACACCATTTCTCCGTCTTCTTCAAAAGCCAGAACATCTGAGTTCCTTGGCTTGATCAATACAGAAACCCCACTTTCAATAATTCTTGCTTTGTCATAAAATGGTGTCTTTGATCCATCTTGAATTGATTCTGATTGACGAAAAGACGATTTAAATGATAGTCCGATGTTGCTTGTTGTAAACGATATGTCGTATAGTCTTGCAGCAGGGCTACCTGTTCGATTCCATTCATAGATGTGGTGTAGCATTTCTGGATTTACTCTTGCATTTGAGTCTACAAACTGCTTCATTATTTCTACTGTCTGGACTCCTAAAGATTTTAAAAATGGAGTCTTTCCTTTTTGAACGCCGTCCACAAAACCAAAAGAATACTTCATGATGTTGTTCATTTCTTTTTTAAACTTCTTAGAATTATAGACTGGTTTCATAGGTCACCTGATTGATTTTCTGATCTTCTAATAACTAACTTGAATGACTCTACAACTCCGAATGGTCCTACAAATGGTTCACAGGTTGCTATCTCAAAAAGAGTTGGCTTTCCAGATCGAACACCAGAGGTTTCCATATAGACAAGGTTTCCTTCTTGATCTCTTATATCTGTTACTAAGATGTTTGTTAGTGCATTCTTATTGTCTCTTGAAGATATCCTTATGTCTGACTTTGTTCTTCCAACCAAAATAGAGTTTTGAGTAATGTTTACATTTGGCTTTACATCTTCTTTAAATGCTGAGCCACCTGATGAAAAACTACAAGCAAAAGTTCTATCTAAAACCCATTGCTTTTTAATTGCTCCGAAGTCACCTTGTTCAACGATTGGGTGATATAGAGAAGCCTGCATTGGAAACATGAAGTCTGGAGTTTCGCAAACTGTCATTACAACACCCCAAGTTTTGTAATAGACTTATTATACTTTGAAAGTATCTTGTCTACAATTATATTTCCTGTTCCTTCGAAAAGACCCTTATCAAACTGAATTCTATATTGATCTGTGTTGTAAGAAGAAATAAATCTCTTGTAATAGTCTAACTTTCCACACTCTAAGTCATGGACTAGCATCTCTGTTGCTCTAACAATGTCTGATGGAACTGATGTGTACCCATACTCAACGGTTACTAGGTAGTCCCATGTCTTTCCAAACCCTCTATAGATAAACTGTGGGTCCAGAGAATCTGATGCTGCTGCTGGTAAAACTAGTGGAGAAGATTCTGCACGATTAATGTTATCAGACGACTTTTCAATAATTGCTGTCTTGTCTGATGATACTTCATATTGTCTATCTTCTACTAACTTGTTGTTTTCGTATACCGCTAAAATTTTCTTTACGTCATCCCAGATTGGCAGATAGTCTGCTCCAGTTCCCGTAAAATGTAAAACCTTTTTCTTGTAATAAAATCCTTCGATAACAATAGAATCTATAATTGCTCTTGCAATTTCTTCGTTTGCAGCATATGCTGCGATGTCTGATGCTGTTGATCCCTTTGTTGATGGGTCAACATATGGTCTTACAATTTCATAGGTTTCATCTTGAAGCGTTGCTTCTCCAACTGCCCCAAGATTTTTAATAATCTCAACTCTATATGATGAATCATAATTTCCTGGCAAAGATATGTTAAGAATATTTCCTGCTACCTTATTTAAAAAGGTTAGTGTTGATACTGAAAGGTCCGCCATATCTGTTATGTTGGCAGTTATAGTTGATGATGTTATTCCCGCAGGAACTACAAAATTAACAGATATGTCTGCATATGGCGGAACTCTCAATACCTCCATGCTAAATTACCTTACAACCTTTTGTACTTCTTCGGTTGTTGCTAAGCGAACATGTGAGCGTGTCAACCACTTGTCTGCTTGGTCTTTTGTTACAATATTAACACCTTTATAGACTGCTCCATTTGCCTCTTCCCAACGCACATTACTTGTTGAATAGATAGCGACCTTGTCTCCAAGATCTTTTGCTGGCTTAATATCTTTCTTTGGACCATCTGCTGCCATTGATCCAATAGCACCTGTTTCTGTAAATCCTAGTGATTGAACTGGCTCTTCTGCTGGTGGTGCTTTGACAACTGGTGCCTCGACTGCTACCTCAACTGGTGCCTCAACTACTGGTGCCTCTACAACTGGCTCTGCTACTGGCTCTGCTGGTGCCTCTACCACTGGGGCTTCGACATTGACTTGCTCTTCTACATTTTCTACTGAAAACGGCTCGTTATAATTATTATTTTCCATTGTATCCTCCTTGTTTGTATTATATCATTAAAGTATTAAGGGGGACAGGAGAGTGAACTCCCGCCCCCCATTAAAGGTACTGATTACAGATTATGAATCTGTGTTGTCAGCGTCAGCGAATGCAATTGCATCCTCTTCTTCCCAGTTGATTCCGAAGCGAACGAATACAGTGTATTCAATTGTATCCTTCTTCGCTACGTACTCACGGTTTACAGTGATATCTCTCTGGAATCCCCATACACGGTTTGCAGGGAATGTCAAATCGATATAGCCTGCTGGGTAGTAAGGAACTTCCTGAACTTCAATTCCGAGAACACGTGTTGTACGTGCTCCACCGAATGTCTGTCCGATACCATCAAGGTATGACTGGCGGTTTGCCTGGGTTGATCCTGGCATCTGGCCTGCGAATGCTTCTGCAACTGCATCAGCGAGTGTACCGTTA